GTCAATTATGAACTTTGACACTGTAGGCGGTCTGGCGTTGGAGAACCAAGTGCGAACTGCGTTCAAGTTTGCAAACTCCACTCCCTGCGAGTCACCACTTAAAGACCAGGTATTCATGCATTCGTTAAACCGATTAGTCGGAACGAACTTGCAATCTATGCCCGGAGTCTACGATTGGCTTGCGAGGAGGTTTGATCCCTGTAATAATAAATGTACTATTACGCGAGAGCAATGGAATTATTCTTGTGAGGTCGGATATGACATCACGAGTGTTCTTGAAAAGTTGCTCTTTGTTCACGGTTTCCAAATCACTAACAGTCGGCTCCACTCTTGCGATCTCAAGAATGGCTTCTACTTCTGGTCGATCCTCGCTCTAATGGGGCGGTGGGTCACGGTCCTTAAATATCAGAAGGATTATCTGTTTGTACGGTATGCGCGTCAGTCTATGAAGGAGTATCCAGAGGTGCCTGAAGATCTTTGTGTTGAACAAGGTCGGATGGTCTTTGGCCGTATGCACCGCTTCCTCACTGCGAGGTTGAGCGGGCGCAAGGCAAGAAACCTCGAATTCTTGAATTCGGTCCTACAGGGGCTCAAGAAGGGTATGTTACCGGTAGACGATGCAACAGTTATTGCTGCCGCACACAAACATAAGAAGATTTTGTCGGCTAAGAAGGAGACCCCCCCTACCCTAATTCGCGAAGTTCGAAGAACCGCGAAGGAGGTGTTGGGCCATCTAACCCTGAGTGATCTCAAGGTTCCATTCAATGCGACGCTTTCCGATCATGGATGTGTTGAGTCTACCCGTCAGAATGGCGGTATTCTCGGACATGTGCTGCGTAATGTCTCTGTCATTGAGAGAAATTCACGTGAGATGGTTGGCTTATACGAGAAAGGATTGAAGTACGAGTTTATTTACGTACCTGTCCCACTTGTAGCCGAACGATTCACTGAGTTACTCTACGATGCTGTCTATCAGGAGATGTCAGCCGAAGTTCGCGTTAAGTTCATTTTGGAACCCCTTAAGGTTAGAACCATCTCGTGCGGTAGCGCTGTTGCGTACGCACCAACTCAGGCTATTCAGAAGTGGATGTGGGGTAAACTCCAAGGATTTGCACAATTCCACCTAACGGGCGAAACCGTAGACAGAAGGCATATTAATGCGCTTCTTCTACAGGGCTCGGTGGGTGATGTCTGTGTATCCGGAGATTACTCAGCCGCAACTGATAACCTCCATCTTGACGTAACTCTTGCGTGTATCGAAGAGATGTGCTCAGCAAATAGCCCCGGTGTTAACCGTATTCGGAACATCGTCCTAAAGGCCTTAGGCCCTCAGGGAATTTCTTATTTCGGTAAGGATTGGGTATGCAAAGCAAGTCTCAAGGATCGCAAAAGTGAATTGCCAAGTTCCTTCATGCAAATGAGAGGCCAACTGATGGGTTCGCCACTGTCCTTCCCAATCCTCTGCATTATTAATGCGGCAATCCTTCGTCACACTTATGAAGTGTGGAATAACGATGGTTTGCCCATTGCAATTAAAGACTTACCGGCGCTGTTTAACGGCGATGATGTGCTCTTTACCTGCGATGAGAGAATGTATGGGTTGTGGAGGTGGATTATTACTCAGGTTGGTTTCCTTCCAAGCGTGGGGAAGAACTTTGTGAGCCGCGATTTTGCTAACATTAACAGTACCTACTACCAGTTGGGAAAACTGACAGGTGGTGCAGTTGATGGAATGCTCTATGCAGCTCGACAGATTGGCTATGTCAATATGGGTCTTGTGATGGGAAGAGGGAAAGGTGATACTCTCGACGAAACTGTCGGAAAGTACACGGGGGATGAACGGATTGCGAAAGCGGTCGACGTGCTCCTGTGTGGACGACAAAGCATCGAGAAGTTAACTGAATCTCTAACTCCTGAAGTAGCAAGACGAGCGGAGATGGCTTGGATTAAAGAGCGTGAAGCCACTTTTAGATGGCTCCCCTTGTCCAAGGGTCCGGAGGGATACAACATCTGTGTACATACGCCTGAGCCAGAACCAACAAAGTTGGAGGCTTGGATGACGCAACTTCTTGCAGCAAAATTGCGGAAGCTTCGGAAGAGTCCCCTGCCTGCAGATTGTTTATACTATTTACCAATGTTTAAACATTTGCGGGGTGAGGTAGACCTCGACGAAGCGTCTACGCTGATTAAGCGAGCGAGAAAGGTTGCTAGACGTAACATGGATGCGCGTCGCCCCGATCCAACCCGAACTCCTGGCAGTTGTTACTGGCCAGTCGAGAGGTTGCCGGAGCGGAAATGTACTATTACAGGTATCAAACACGAGGCCTCGTGGCTGGATCTTTTCGTCCGCCACGAACAGGGCTACCTTGCTGTGTCTGACTTCTGGGAACGCGACGATACACAGATTGAACACCTGTGTGTTGAAGGAATCCCCTGTTGTTAGTTTTGTGGAGTTACCAAGCACGAACAAACGTACACCTGAAATGAATTTGGTGTAAAAGACGTTTTGTACTTGTGCAGGTACCGAAGAAACAAACTAGCGATAGAAC